GAGATAACCACATTCGCCTTTGGACCGGCAAAGATGTAATATTTCACGGGTGAATTTGTCATGACCCAATGATAACACATCTTTGCTTAGTTCGGCACTACTTCCATAGTAAGTTTGCCAATCACTAAATGCTTTATACCGTTTTTTCTTACCTTTGACTTGTCTGGTTTTGGTAGAATAGAAAAATTTCTTACCTATGTACTTTTTGTTATTCGTTGTATTGATAATCAAGTATACGAATCCGTAATTATCACCAATCAAGTCTTCCGTAAAATCAGTATTATTATATTGCCAGTTTATTCCCATTCCTCATTATCCAAATCGTCATCATCCTCTATATAGTCCTCGGATAATTCATCGATTTGTTCGCCGCAGAATGGGCAATGCTCTGGTAAGTCTTGAGATACTAGTTCTTCCATAAATGCTATGCTATAAGATGATTCACAACTTAAGCATTCTCCTGATAATTGTTTTTGTGTCATTGTAAACCTTTAGTGAGCCCAAACATCACCCCAATCTCCAGACAAAGAGCCTTTTGCATAATCGGTTGCTCTATTCTCAAAGAAGTTTGTGTGTGTTGGTGCGTTAATCATTTCTTCTACCCATGGTAAAGGATTTCTTTTCACTTTAAACTGACCTTTAAGACCGAGAGAAATCAATCTGCGGTCAGCGATATAACGAATATATTTTTTAACATCTTCTGATGTCAAATCTTCCATTGGTCCCATTTGAAATGCTAGGTCAATAAATTTATCTTCTAATTCAACCATTCTTTCAGCAATGGTGTATAAACGACCTTTGAGTTCATCATTCCAAATCTCACGATTTTCTTCAATGTATGTACGGAACAATTTAATCATGTTTTCGGTATGTTGAGTTTCGTCAACGATAGACCAAGTAACAATTTGACCCATGCCTTTCATTTTACCGTGGCGTGGAAAATTTAACAACATAATAAACGAACTAAACAGTTGCATACCTTCGGTGAAAGCAGAGAATGTTGCAATATGTGTAGCCGTATTTTCTTTTGTTGTATTTTTAGAAGAAATGTCCATTACATAGTCGTGTTTCTCTTTCATTTCAGCATATTCCATAAACTCATTGTATGTTGTCTCTGGTAAACCAAGAGTTTCAATTAAATGAGAGTAGGCCGCAACGTGCAATGCTTCACGAGCAGCAAAGCCCAATAACATCATACGAATTTCAGGCTGTGGGAAATATGGAAGATAATTATTTACATAACCACCTGCCACATCAATATCGCCTTGAGTAAAGAAGCGGAAGATATGTGTTAGAAATTGTTTTTCTTCTTTGCTTAATTTCTTTTTCCAATCCTTAACATCTTCAAGCATTGGAACTTCTGAATGCAGCCAATGTGATTGTTCGTGCTTCAACCAGGCATCATATGCCCAAGGATAGTTGAATGGTTTGAGGTATGTTCGTTCATCTGTTAAATTTAATTCTGTTTTCTTAATCATTTCATCCTTCGCAAGCAATACAGTCGTTACCTTGAGCAATTTGTGTCATGTCAATTTCCTTAATAATTTCACGTTGAATTTTCTTAGACACTTTATCTGCTTTACCTATTTTTTCTGAACGGCAATAGTATAGAGTTTTCAATCCTTTTTTCCATGCCATAAAATGAATAGCATGAATATATTTGATATGTACATCTGGTCTAAAGAACAGATTTAATGATTGCGCTTGGTCAATATACACTTGACGGTCTGCAGCAAGGTCAATAACCCATCTTTGGTCAATTTCCATAGAGGTTTTGAAAACGTCACGCTCTGCATCAGAGAGTATATCGAGATGCTGACAACTACCATCATTGGCAATAATACTAGACCAAGCATCAGCGTAAGCTTGTTCATCTTTTAGTTTCTCCTTTAGAATTTTATCTAACCAACGGTTTTTATTTAAAAATGATCCCGATAAAGTATCCTGACGATAAGCATTAGCACGATAGGGCTCAATAGATGGACTGGTATTACCCATAATGATGGAAGATGAGGCATTAGGAGCAATGGCCATAACATGACTGAACCTGCGGCCAGTGCCAGCAGCGTCAGGAGCTTCACCACGTTCTTTACCCAATTGAAGATTTGCAACATCTAGTCCTTCCCGAATTGTTTTAAAGATTTTATTGTTTGCAACTTTCGCCATGACGCCTTCGAAAGCAATTCCATTGCGTTGTAAGTAAGCATGAAACCCAAGAGCGCCAATACCAATGCTTCGCTCACGTTCAGCAGAATATTTTGCTCTTGCAATGGCATCAGGAGCGTTATCAATAAAATACTGAAGCACATTATCGAGCATTTCAGCAACATCTTTAAGGAATTGCTTATTGTTTTTCCATTCATCATAAGTCTCCAAATTCAAACTAGAGAGGCAACATACTGCTGTTCTTTCCTCGTTAGTTGGTAAAATAATTTCAGAACATAAGTTTGATTGATGTACTTTCAAACCTTTATCTTTTAACCACTTTGGTAATTGATTGTTACTTGTATCAATAAAATGTAAATATGGTTCACCCGTATGCATACGCAATTCGAGAATCATTTGCCATAACATTTTTGCTGATACAGTTTCACGAATCTCACCTGAATGTGGGTCTTTTAATTCCCAATCATCATTTGATTCTGGATCCAACATACATTTCTCAATGATTTGCATGAAATCATCGGTGATATTAATGCCGTGGTGTAGATTTAAACATCTTTGATTTTGGTCGCCTGTCGGCTTCCGCATTTCTAGGAAGCTAATGATATCAGGATGGCTGATGTCGAGATAAGCAGCATAACTGCCCCTGCGAGTGCGACCCTGGCGGTATGCGAGAGAACTTGCGTCATAGATTTTGAGGTGAGGCATGACACCAGTAGATTTATCGTCTGCTGAACGAATACCAAAGCCAATGCCAACGCCGCCACCGAGCATAGAAAGCCAGTTAGTTTCAGAAAGGTTATCAACTAATCCCTCCGCAGTATCTTCAATATAATTGAGGAAGCAACTGATAGGCATCCCACGCTTGCTACGACCAAAAGAAAGAATAGGAGTAGAATAGGAAAGCCAATGAGAACTACTGTAATCGTAAAGGCGTTGTGCGTGCTCTGGAGAGGAACTAAACGCTTTGGAGACGAATGCGAATCGGTGTTGTGGACTTTCTTCATCTTCTTTCATGTAACTTTCTTTTAATCGCTTAATGCCCAATTCATCAAACAAACTATCTCTACTCAAATCAATATTAATTCCTAGATATTCCATGCAAATTCACCTTTATTGTTATTATTTTCCGTAATTCAAAATTTCTTTTTTATAATCTTCAGACCAATAATCATAGTAATTGGTTTTCAATAACTTTTCTCTTGCTTCTTCTAGTTTATCTCTTGGCTGAACGAGAATAGTAGGATATTCACCATTACTTGTATTAACGCCACTAATAAAACCAGGATTATCAGGATGGTCTTTTAAGAAAATCATATCGTTGCGTTTTGCTTGCAACTTGCTTATAATATTCTTTAAATCTCCATCTGTCAAGTTCTTTTTAAGATTATAAAAAACAATTACCTCAAAGTCAGGTGTCATTTCAATGTATCTAAGTATGTAGGCTTCACATTCCTGTCCAATGTAAGACCAAAATACTTTTTTATCTTCTAAAGCTTTCTTAGCAAAAGGACAAACATTAAAACCACCAAGTTCATCCTTTTTCTCAGATATACGCTTCACCCAATTGATTAAATCTTTTTCCAATTTACAAACTCCATTTTGGCTCTAAGATTTACAAAGGTATTTTTACTTATAATGTCTTGAATTTCATCAGGCGAGAACCCATCCAACACCATTTCATTAATGTCTTTGGAATCAATGAATTCGGGCCAAATGACTACATTGAAGTGATTTTCAATAGCAGAATTTATTTTTGTTATAATTTCTTTGTTACGAGGTTCATTGTCAAACACCAAAACGACTTTGGACTTGTCCACGCAATCGGTAATAGATTCTAAATTGGAGTCTGCAGTGGCCACTGCGTTTTCTAAGAACATGGAATCAATTGGTCCTTCTGTAACGTAAACCATTGATTCCTCGTTGATACGATCCAAGCCATAAACCTTCTTATTATCATCATGTAACTTTAATGTAATATATCTCAACTTGGATTCGCCTAGCGCTCTCCCCTGTATGGCGATGAGGTTCTTCTCCTTGTCATAGAACGGTATGACGAGCCGTTTGTCATCCTTGTGAAGTCCCTCTTTTTCAATCCCCAAACTTGCAACGAATTCCTTGAAATCTTCCGCATAGTATAGTTGCGATGAAAAGACCTGTGGAATCCGTCTTTGCTGAACATAGTTTTTAGCAAAATGCGCTTCTGGTAAAGAGTTAATTGTAGGAAGTTCCAGCGCTTTCTTAAACTTCGGCGCTTCTTGCCTAATCTCCTGAAATTCTGGCTTGGGGTAGTTGTTGTTTCCTGTTTCACCATTTTTATATCTCTCTAATTGATACTCTTTCAATAATGTCTCATCAACTTGTTTTAGGAAATTATAGAATGACGTGGACGCACCACAATTATGGCACATATAGAAATAATCGTTCTTCTTGCGAAAAACAAAACCACGAGCTTTAAGTTTATTTTTCTGTGAGTCGCCACAGAGCGGACACCTGAAATTATAGAGGTCATCCTTTTTTTTGGAAAACCTCTGTAATTTAGGCGAAACACGCAGCAGGAAAGTCCTGTCAATAAAAACACTCATAATATAATTTAGTTAATTTAATGGATAGATTTGACTATTGTATCAAGATTTGAATG